CAACAAATGTCAGATAAAGTAACTAATGTTTCAAATGCTCCATTTGATAACCCTGATTATAATTTTATCAATTCAGTTGGTAGACAATGGATATTTGAATACACATTAGCTTTATGTAAAGAAGTATTAGGGTATGTAAGAGGTAAATATGGTACAATTCCAATCCCTAATGCAGATGTTACATTGAATCAATCGGATTTAATAGCAGCGGCAACAGCAGAAAAAACAGCATTAATAGAAAGATTAAGAACATATTTTGATGAAACTTCTAGAATGGCTGCTTTAGAAAGGAGAGCACAAGAAGGAGAATCAAAAATGCAAGAATTACAAAAAGTACCATACACAATATATATAGCATAATATGGCAATGTTTACTTCACAAAGAGATGTTTCTTTATTAAGACACCTCAATAGAGAACTAATGGGTAATATAATTACTCAACAGTGTGCTATATACCAATTTAAATTAGAAGAAACCAAAGTAAATTTATATGGTGAAGCAGCAGAAGAAAAATATTATAATGGTCCATTCTTATTCAATGTATTAATAGATAGAGATGATGAAGCATTTCCTGGAGGGGATTTTGAACTTATTGATGTTGCACAAAGTATTAATTTTTATTTCCTTAGAGATGATTTAATTAAAGGTAATATTGTACCTGAAGTAGGTGATATAATCTTATATCAAGAAGGTTATTATGGGGTACAAAGTACTATTGCTAACCAATATTGGGGTGGAAAAAATCCATCATATCCAAATAATGATTACGATGGAACCCCTAACCCACTAAACCCAGGATTAGAAAAATTTGGAGAAAGTGTTTCAATATTAGTCTCTACTTACTATATTCCAGCAGATAAAGTTAACATTTCACCTTATAAAGAAAGATTCTAATGGCGAAACCAAGAAAACCACAACCTAAATATCAGCTAACATTAAGTCAGCAAAAACAAACCCCCTTTCCAGGTATTGAAAATAGAGGTGGTCAGGTAAATCCTAATAATGTTAATGAATTAAAAAATACTCCTTCTAATTACGAAGAAACTGGTATTCCTTTTAACAGGTCTACTAAAATGAGCTTTAAGGAAGATAAAACAAAACAATACTCGGTTGGTATAAAAGATATTGACGAAGCTATATTTTATTATTTTAATAATCATATAAAACCTTTTGTATATCAAAATGGTTCTAGAAGAGATGTCCCTGTAATGTATGGAGCTTCAGAAAGATGGAATCAATACCAAAAAGATGGTTCTTATAGAGACAAAAAAGGTGCTATAATGTTACCTATTATTGTAATTAAACGAAATAGTATTTCAAAAGATAGAACAGTAGCTAATAAACTAGATGCTAATCAACCTAATTTATATGGGACTTGGTCTAAACAATTTAGTTCTAAAAACTTCTATAGTAATTTTTCAACATTAAATAATAGAAAACCAGTAGAAAAATTTCACGTAGTAGCACAACCCGATTATGTAACATTAGAATATACTTGTTTAATTCAAACATATTATATGGAACAATTAAATAAGGTAATTGAGGCCTGTGAATACGCTTCAGATGCATATTGGGGAAATCCAGAAAGATTCCAATTTAGGGCATTTATAGACCAATTTACAACAGCTACTGAATTAACTCAGGGGCAAAATAGATTAGTAAAAGGTGAATTTAATCTAAGATTACGTGGGTATATAATACCAGATACTATCCAAAAAGAATTAAATGCTACTAAAGTATATAATTCAAAAGCAAAAGTTGTTGTAACAACTGAGGCTGTTAGTGATTTAAAAGGTACAACTCATATAACCCAAAACCCTACTACAGATGGTCGTAGTAGAAATTAACTTTAAATCCCCTATTATATATTTATAATAAATTAAAATAATTAAAATGAAAAATAAAAAGTTATCAGAAAAAGAGTTACAACCTTTAAAAGAATACCAAGAAAAAATTAACATAATTGTGGTAAGTTTAGGTAAATTAGATTTACAAATTAATTCACTTGAAAATACTAAGAAAAATTTAATAAAAGAATATCAGGAATTAGAAACATCTCAACAAAAAACAGCTTTAGAGTTACAAGATAAATATGGAGAAGGTAATATTGATCTAGAGAGTGGAGAATTTACTCCAATAGTTTAATTTTTTGAGGATATTTCTAATATTTATAACAAAATAAATAACAATAAAACATAACAATGGCAGAAGCATTAATATCACCAGGTGTATTAGCACGCGAAAATGATCAATCATTCATTGGAAGTCGACCAATATCTTTTGGTGCGGCTATTATTGGACCAGCAGTAAAAGGTCCAGTTAATCTTCCAACAGCAGTTGGTTCTTATTCTCAATATGAAGCTATTTTTGGAGGGTCAGTAGAAAGCGGATCCCAATATTACACTTATTTAAACTCAATTGCAGCAAGAAATTATTTTGCTCAAGGGGGTGAATCACTTTTAGTAACAAGAGTAGTAACAGGATCATTTTCATCAGCACTTACTTCAGGAAGTGAGGCAGGCCCAAATAATTCAGGAATTACTACTGTAGGATTTACTGATTCAGCAGATGCAGGATTCCAAAAAAGTGCATTTAGTTTAAAAACTATTTCAGAAGGAACAATAATGAATAACTGGGAATCAGCTGATGGTGGTAATGGGACATTAAATCTTGGTACCGCTGATAATGTTAGATGGGAAGTCGGATCTGTAAACACATCCTCAGGACAATTTTCATTATTCATCAGAAGAGGTAATGATACAGCAACCCAAAAAGCAGTATTAGAAACATATAATAATTTATCAATGGATCCTACTGCAGCTAATTATGTAGCAAAAGCAATAGGTGATACTTATTATACTATAGAGGTGGATGGAACTGATTACTATGTAAAAACCAATGGTAGTTATCCTAATAGAAGTGCTTATGTTTATGTTAATAGTGTAATTACACCAACCCCACAATATTTTGATAATGATGGAAATGCTAAAAATGCATACACCGGAAGTCTACCAGCTGTAGGCTCAGGTTCATTTGTAGAGGGGACAGGTAATAATTTTGAAAATGGTGATGCTAAATTTAATGAAGCTATAACTGCAACAAATATACAAGGTATTAACCCAGATGATTACACATCATCTATAAAATTACTAAGTAACAAAGATGATTACCAATTTAATGTAATATCAGCTCCGGGATTAATAGGATCTTTACATGCACAAACAAGCCAATTGGTTTCTTTAGCACAAGGTAGAACAGATTGTATTTCAGTAATAGATTTAGTACCTTATAATAGTACTATAGGCACAGTAACCAACCAAGCAGCAGGATATGATACATCATACTCTGCGACATATTGGCCATGGCTACAAACAGTCGATGCAGGTACTGGACAAACAGTTTGGGCGCCAGCTTCAACGTATATTCCAGCAGTATACGCATTTACTGATTCATCTTCAGACCCATGGTTCGCACCTGCAGGTTTAATTAGAGGAGCTTTAGGAAGTGTAGTAAGAGCAGAAAGAAAATTAACATCTGGAAACAGAGATACATTATATGAAGCAAATGTTAACCCAATAGCTACATTCCCAGGAAGTGGAGTTGTAGTATTTGGTCAGAAAACATTACAGAAAAGAGCAAGTGCTTTAGATAGAGTAAATGTACGTAGATTATTAATCTCACTTAAGAGTTATATTACTCAAGTATCGGATAACTTAGTATTTGAACAAAATACAATTGCTACAAGAAATAATTTCTTAGCACAAGTAAATCCATACCTAGAATCAGTACAACAAAGACAAGGATTATATGCTTTCCAAGTTGTAATGGATGAGACAAATAACACACCAGACGTAATAGATAGAAATGAGCTAGTAGGACAAATTTACCTACAACCAACTAAAACAGCTGAATTTGTAATTTTAGATTTCAATGTTTTACCAACTGGAGCAACATTTCCTGAATAAAAAATAAAAAGATAAATATTTATAATAAAATAAAACAATAAAATGGCAGTATTAGACCCAAACGAAATATTTTATACAGCATTTGAGCCAAAACAACAGAACAGATTTATCATGTATGTTGATGGGATTCCTTCATACCAAATTAAAGGTATGGGAGCTGTTTCATTAACACAAGGTACAGTTCAATTAAACCATATTAACGTTGCAAGATATGTTAAAGGTAAAACACTTTGGAATACGATACAAATGACATTATTTGATCCAATTACTCCATCAGGTGCACAAGCATGTATGGAATGGGTTAGATTACATCACGAATCAGTAACAGGTAGAGATGGATATAGTGATTTCTATAAGAAAGATTTAACTATGAATGTATTAGGACCTGTAGGTGATATCGTATCTGAATGGATTATTAAAGGTGCATTAATTACAGAAGCCAACTTCGGTGATTATAACTGGGATAATGAAAGTGCTGCTGTAGAATTACAGTTAACAGTTCAACCAGATTACTGTATTTTAAATTTCTAAAATATTTTTTACCCTTCCTTTTGAAAATTGCTTGGCTTCGGCCAAGCTTTTTTTTATATTACATATGTATAACTAGAATTAATAAAGTTATAACTAAATAAAATTTATATGAGCGAATTTAAATTCCCAACCGAAGAGGTTGAATTGCCTTCTAAAGGCCTAATCTATTCTAAAGATAACCCATTATCAAGTGGTAAAGTAGAAATGAAATACATGACTGCTCGAGAAGAAGATATTTTATCTAATCAATCTTATATCCAAAAAGGTACAGTATTAGATAAATTGTTAGATTCTTTAATTGTTGATAAAAATATTAAAACTGATGATTTAATAGTAG